AACAGATGAAAGGTGTCATCACCATCAGTAAGCAAAAGGATGGCGAGGACAACAAGCGCATCGGCTTTGAGATGGTCAGCATCGAACTGGAGTCGCCAAGCTCACTGCAAATTGGCGATCCAGTGACGAGTTTGGCGGTGCAGGCCAGCGAACTCGGATCGTTCGATGGCATGAAAAAGGACAGCAAAAGCAATGCCGGACACGGCAAGAATCAGGTCTTGTCACTCCAATGTCTGGAATCAGCGATTAAGAAGAATGGATTCCTAAAGTTAATCGAAGGTACTCAGCGCATGGTTGTCGATTTGACGCATTGGAAGGCCGAATTGTGGTCAAAAATGGGGTGCACTGATGAGGACAAAGACAGCTTTAAGGTGGCTTGGGGACGCATCAGGAAGGACTTAACGAAGTATGGACACGGCCAAATCAGCGATGGATTTGTCTGGTTGACCGTCAAAAGCAATTCTGGCGAATCATTCTGATACTGTATGAATAGACAGGTAACAGGTAACAAACAAGGTACAAATGTTACTTGTTTGTTCCGCACAGGGTAACAGGAACAAACCGAGAGTCTAAAGACTCGGTGGTTTGTTACCCCCTGTGTGTTCCCAATTGACAACAAAACGAGGAAACGAGATGGCAACGAAAAAAAACGCAAGACAGCATCCAGTGGCGGTGAGTCCAAGTCCACAAGCAGATTCGTGGACGATTTATGTGCAGTCAAGATTGGTGGAGTTGGAGTCAGCCAAGGCGGTCAGCGACAGGAAATGGGGAGAAAATCGACTGATTACTTTAGTTGACAGTGGACTCAGAGAGAAATTTTGGATTCAGAACGGCAGATTGCACCAAGCAATTGACGCAAAGGATCGGGCAAAGTTTGATTCCAGTTTGGCGGGAATGATCAGGGCGTACTCGGTGTTGGATCAGTGGGCTGATGATCAAGGCATCAGTCCAGCCAGCGATCAGATACCCAGAATCGAATGGCAGTTGCAGTCAGGTCAGGTCATGGTGATTGTGAGAACGGTCAACGAAACACTGGCCATCCAACGCGAAAGGCAGGAACTGGACAACAAATTCATCTGGTCAATGGAGGAACTCGAAGTCATCTTCAACGATCCACTGGTGCAGCAGATCATTGCTGTCAAAGCGTTTGATCCAACCGCACAGGTCAAAACATTCAAATTGGGTGGAGAATCAGGGTTCGATGACATGGAAGACGATCTCCATGTCTTGGAAGGCGAGGCAGCCGAAAAGAAATTCGATACGAAACTTGCAGGGAGATTGAAAAATGGAACAAATTAAGCGATTAGCGGCTTTGATCAAGGAAAAGGTACTGGATGTTGTCCAGCGCATTAAAACGGCTTTAAAGCGGGTTTAAAGCGATGCCAGGCAACCCGAAGCGCCGTTCCGATGTCGCAATGCTCAACAAGCTGCCAGAGGACATGATCTTCTCGATGTTTGAGGCAGGCAAAAGCATTGCAGATATCTGCATCGATCTGGGCATCAGTAAGCGTGCGCTAGACGAGTGGATAGAGGAAAACGACTACGGTGCTATGATTACACGCGCGCGCACGCGTGCCGCCGATTTGATGGCCTGTGAGACGATCAAGATCGCCGACAGCATGGACATCGACCACGCGCAGCGCGATGTCCAGCGCATCCGAACTCGGCAATGGCTGGCCGAAAGGTGGGATCAGAAAACTTACGGCTTACAAAAAGCGGCATCGGTCAACATAAACATCCAAGACCTGCGCATGGCGGCTTTGCGCCATGTCGAAGTTGTTGATGACTTATCCACAGAAAATCGCAATGGTTGAGCACACTGGCCTGTGGATAACGCAAATCTGCTTGCTGATTGAGCAAATCAGAGCCAGTTATCCACATTTGACTTAACATAATGGACATCGTGTTAAATCGATTTTGTAAGTTTCGTGCAAGAAAGTATATGAATCAATGACTTATCAGCGCATCAGACTGTGGATAACTTTTTCGCTGTCAAGTGGCCGCGCCGACTGCCTGCTGGCCGCTGGCCGCGCGACCCCCCCATCGCGCGATTTTGGCGGGGGTGAGCTGATGTCGCACCTAAACACCTACCGATCCCCATGACCCACCCCCCTACCCCCACCCCTGCGAAAAAGCGCGTCCCGAAAAAAAATTCTGAGGAATTGGTGGCGAATAACCCGTTTGTCGAATTCGTCAAACTCTACAAGAATAATCCTGTCCTGTTTGTGCGTGAGGTACTGAACACTGAGCCTGACCCTTGGCAGGTGGAATTCTTGAACCACATCGCGGCAGGCAATAGGCGCATATCGGTTCGCAGTGGCCATGGCGTGGGAAAGTCCACCGCAGCAAGCTGGGCGATGATCTGGTATCTGTTCCTCAGATTTCCGGTCAAGGTGGTGGTGACAGCGCCCACCAGCAGCCAACTCTACGATGCCTTGTTTGCCGAGGTCAAGCGGTGGGTGAAGGTGCTGCCACCCATGCTGGCTGACCAATTGGAGGTGAAGCAGGACCGCATTGAGGTGAAAGACGCCAACGAGGAGGCGTTCATCTCTGCCAGGACTTCACGCGCCGAGCAACCCGAAGCCTTGCAGGGGGTTCACTCTGACAATGTGATGCTGGTGGCTGATGAAGCAAGTGGCGTGCCTGAGAAGGTGTTCGAGGCGGCATCTGGCTCAATGTCTGGCCACAACGCTGTGACCTTGCTGATGGGCAATCCGGTGCGCTCAAGCGGCTTTTTCTACGACACCCACAACCGTCTTGGCGGTGACTGGGTGACGATGAAGGTGTCCTGCGCCGACTCGCCGCGCGTGAGTGAGGCGTACATTGAGGAGATGAAGGCGCGGTACGGCGAGGAGTCCAATGCCTATCGGATTCGCGTCTTGGGTGAATTTCCGAAGTCGGACGAGGACACGGTGATACCGATGGAGTTGCTGGACTTGGCGATGAATCGGGATGTGGAGGCGAGTCCCTATGCGCCACTGGTGTGGGGCTTGGATGTGGCACGCTTTGGCTCTGACCGCTCGGCACTGTGCAAAAGGCGTGGCAACGCGGTGACTGAGCCAATCAAGACTTGGAAAAACTTGGACTTGATGCAGTTGACTGGTGCGGTGGTGGCAGAGTACGAGGCATTGATGCCAAGCGACCGGCCAACCGAGATACTGGTGGACTCTATTGGCTTGGGTGCTGGCGTGGTTGACCGGCTCAGAGAGTTGAAGTTACCGGCCAGAGGCATCAATGTCGCGGAGTCACCGGCCATGGGCGGGACTTATCGGAATCTGAAGGCCGAACTTTGGTACAAGGCCAAGGCGTGGCTTGAGCAAAGGGATTGTCGGTTGCCTAAAGATGAGTTGCTGATTGCGGAGTTGGCCACTGTGCGTTATATGTTTACCTCCAACGGCAAGATTCAGATCGAGAGCAAAGAAGACATCAAAAAGCGTGGTCTGGCCTCACCTGACAAGGCTGATGCGTTCTGTTTGACCTTTGCATCAGATGCGGTGATCGGCATGATGGGATCGAAGGCGGGATCGAGTTGGGGGCAACCATTGAAAAGAAACCTCTCAAGGGTTGCATAATTGAATAATTCTTTAAGGGGTACAAAATGAAGATGACAAAGGCACAAAAGAAAGTTGGCAAGGTGATGGGCGAGTACAAAGAGGGAACTCTGCACTCTGGCAAAGGCGGCAAAGTAGTCAAGAATCCCAAGCAGGCCATTGCCATTGCGCTGTCCGAAGCCAAGATGCCCATGCGCGGTGCTCGCACTGCCAAGAACGCGAAGACCAAGGGGATGCGCTAATGGCTACCTTAAAGCGCACCATGGATCAGGCCATGGATCAGGACGAGGGTTACGAGGATGAGGGCAAGAGTTGCCCCATGGCAACGCAAGACATCACGCTGAACTTGAAGAATCGCGGCAAGGCGATTGAGTCTGCTGACTACGGTCCTGAGAATCCCAAACTGCCAAATAAGCCGTATTGGATGAAGATGGCGCGTGAGTGGGGCGTGTCTGAGGACGAGGCCAAGACGAGCCGTTGCGGAAACTGCGCCGCGTTCAACCAAGATGATTCCATGCTGGAGTGCATCGCCAAGGGCATTGGTGACGAGGGCGATCCTTGGGCGATGATCGAGGCCGGTGACTTGGGTTACTGCGAGATATTCGACTTCAAGTGCGCGTCTAGCCGTACCTGTTCGGCTTGGGTGGTGGAGGAAGATGGCGAGGATGAGGGCGAGAGCGAAGAGCCTGAGTCATTGTTGACAATCAAGATTGGGGTCAAAGATGAAGAGTAAGCCTGTTGGTTCTGATCCTTGGATTCATAGATCAGAAGGTATGCGATGTAAGACTTGTATCTGGTTTGTTCCCAAACAAATCGTCAAGCAAGGGACTGTCGGCGAACTCGACCCTGTTTATCAC